CACCCGCCCAGCGGTTGCCGAGAAACAAGTCGTCCAGCACGTCGACGCCGAGCAGAGCTAGAAACACGCTCACGATGGCTGTCGTCACCCGCGACCGAAGCTGTTCCACGGGCGGCGCTCCAGCCAGACGAAGATTCGGTCGCAGAAGTGCCAGCGCCACTCGGCAAGCGCTCCGATGCAGGCACCGCCGAGCATCCACAGCAGGCGCTCGGCGAGCACCTGCAACACAGGTCCCAGTTGCTCCACGTCTACCTCACCCCCTTCGCTTACCCAGCCTTCGCCAGCGCGTCCATCGCCGCTCCCGCCGTGTTGGCGATGGCCTCCGCCCCCTTGAGCACGGTCGGCATCTCTACTTCACCCTCCCCCGGCCCGGGCCGTCCATCTGGTCCGCCTTGGCTCGGACCTCGGCGGTGACGTCCGCCCACTTGCGAGTTGGGTTCCTGATCTTGCGAATGTGTGCATGGAGCCGTTGGACGTTCTCCGGGTCACAGCCACCACCGATGGGGTGCACGGTGCACCCGCCGCATACCGGGCAGGGCAGGATGAGGAGGGACTCATCGTCTGTCCCGTCAGAGTTCTTCGGGTACAGGATGCTAGCAGGTTGGATGGTACCGCCGTGCTGCCGGTCGTCATCCCAGACCTCAACTGACCCATCCGCGTTGAACTTGATTGGTCGGATACTCATGGATTCGCCTCCGCGACCCATTGGAACATGAAGCCGCCTTCGGTAGTTATACGGTTGGTATCAAATGACCCGTCAGAGGGTTCATAAGCGGCCCAATCAGGGGTAACATTATCTGTTAGAGCTGAGCCGGCAGCATTGACGGTGGTAATCTTTCCCGAGTTGCCTTGCCTGTCATAGACGGTGATGCTGGGCACTACGGCCTTGGTCACTTTGAAGTACGTGCGGATAGACTTTTGGCTGCTAGTGCCATTACCGGTATTGAACATCTGGGCTCCGGCTTGGACAGCCGCCCCTGGTGCAGTGCCAACCGAGTAGGATTTCTCGTAGTACCTCTGGCACCTACCCAGGTCTTCCGCCGGGTGCAGCGGCACGTAGTCGGCGGGAGTCGAGCCGACGACGAGGGTGGCGTTATCCACGTATACGGTGACGGTTGCCTCAAAGGCGACTAGCACTCGCAGTTGAGTAGCCCCCGACGCAACTGACAGCGTAGCTTGCAGGGTCTCATAGGCACCACTGCCACTATGGTAGGCACTCCAGGCAGTACCAACACCGTCGTAGACCTGTATCCGAACAGCGCTGGCCGTTGCGGTTTTGACGCGGAGGGCAAAGGTGACAGTCTTACCCCGAAGCTGCTGGTAGTTTTCCAGCATCTGCTGCATGTTGGAGCCGAACGTGCCGAGGGTGTGGCTCACAGCGGCACAGTACACGGAGTTGGCATCTTGATTAGCGCCGTCCCGCGAGACTGACAAAGTGCCGCCATTCCCCACCGCGAGCTGCCATCGGTCAGGGCCATAAGCACCAGTTGTCGTGTACGGCCCTGTTCCCCGCTGCCAGACCTCGAAGCCGGGGTTGGTCAGGAGGTTCTGGCTGCCGTTGGCCAGCGGCGCCCCCAGCTCGATCCGGTTGCTCGCGTTGAGGCGGATCAGGTTCACGTCACCCGTGTCGGCTGCGTTACGCCCGACCAGCCAGACGGCGTTCGGCAGACGGATGCCACTCTGGAACGTCTGAAGGGCCGTCCACGTGTTCGCCAGGGAGCGGACGACGACTTCCTGCGTCTCCAGCTTGCCAACTTGGCTCCGTAGGGTCGTGACCTCTCGGACGATGCGCTCCAACAGTTCAGACACTCTGCATCTCCACGTCGATCTTCTCCGCGCCGCCACGATCCAGACTGACCGACACTCCGACGATCTTCTGAGTCACGTTCACCGCCCCATACTGCGCCTTCACCAGGTCGCCAAGGCCGTAGTGGACGCCGTAGTAACAGGCAGGCGTTTGGAGCACCTTGAACGCGAATGTCTGTTTCGCCCGCGTGTCCTGCAGCTTACTGTCCCCACTCGCGTTGAGGCTATCCGTCGTGCTGCTGTTGCGGGCGTCCACGAAGACCTCGACGTCGTTGCTCGCCCCATAATCCGGGCCGGTGCGCACGACTACCGCGCGGCTCGCCTCCTCGCCTGGCCCGCCGACGATCGCCACGGTGCGCTCGTCGACTCGGTCGTACGTATACACCGGCTCGGCCATGTTGCCGCGCTCCAGGGCGAAGAGCAGCGTCGCCGTGCGGTCCGTGCCCCGCTGGCCGGCGTACCATCTGAACTCCCACGCTTGGGCGCCGGTCTTCACCAGGTCGAAGTCGCCGCCGCCGATGGGGGCGAGCTTCTGCAGCGTCTCCAGAAGATTGGCCCAGGCGCACCCGATTGACACGGTGTTGCCCCCGGTGCCGTCGGTCTGAACGGCGAGACCGGCGATGGCCCCATCCCTAATCCGACCGTTGGCTGTGGTCGCGTTGGCGCCAGCGTTGTAACTCACCAGCGTCTTCATCACCGTCTCGGCCTTGGCATTCTGGAAGTTGCTCCGGTTGGCCGTGCCAGCCATCCAGGCCACCACCCGCCAGCCGAGCATCGTCAAGATGCCCGGGCAGCGTCCCTCGAAGAGGTCGTGGTCGCTGTAGCTGCGCTTTTGCGCCCGGAACAGGCCCCAGAAGTCCGCGGTCCAGGTGGCCAGGCCCATTGCCGGATTCCGGCGGTAGACGATCACCTGGCCGTTGTGCTCCAACAACGCTACCGCCCGGTGATCGCCGGGCAGGCTGAACGTGAAGAGTCCGGGCGCGTTGACCTTGCGAGCGTAGGCCAGCGATACGAAGTCGCTCACCTCGGCCACCTTCACGCCAGCGGCGGTCAGGACGTCGAGACGGTACTCGGCACCCATCAGACCGCCTTCCAGCTACCGTCCGGCTGGCGCTCGTAGGTCTTGTCAAGGTCGGCGTCTAGCGCCAGCGCCGCCGCGATGAGGCCGGCCTTGCTCGTCGCCTCGGCTTGGAGGTCGGTGAGCACCTGGGCACGGGTGACGTCGCTCGGGTAGACCGTCTGCCGAGACTCGCTCCACTTCTCGACGCCGCTGGCGTCGGCCCAGGCGATGACGTAGTTGACTGTGAGCGTCCGGTCGGCGTTCACCGTCTTGCCAGTGATGCGGATTCGCAGGCCCACGTTGTCCTCCTCGTATCGCCAGCTAGCTGACCCGCAGCGCAGTGATGCTGCTGTGCGGGTACGAGATCCGCGATGTACCCGTCCCACCGGATTTGTACGCCTGTAGTTTCACCGTCGTCGCCGTGCCCAAGGTAACCGTCCAGACCTGCGTACAGGTTCCGCCCGTTCCGTCCTTCAGTTTCCACGTGCTGATGCCATCCTGTACCGACGCGCCGACTACGAGTGCGCCGCTCGCCCACTGGCTATCGTCGCCTGCCCCGATGGCATTCACGTTCAGGACGCCGACAACTAGCCACGTTCCCGCCGCTAGCGACAAGCTGCACCCCGGCACGTCCTGGCAGCTCGTCGTCAAAGTAAGTTCGGCGGTCTGGCGAGCTACCGAGGCCGAGTTCTGAACATGGTGGGCGTTGGCGTTGGCCGCGTGCATATCGACCTTTTCCTGGGCGCCGGTGGCGCTTTCTACGGTCGAGGATCCGACGCCGTGGACGTACGCCGTGGCAGCATTGTGCGTGTCGACCTTGTTCTGGGCGCCGGCGACACTCTCGACGGTCGAGGCTCCGACACCGTGGACGCCAGTGGCTGCCGCCGTGTGGTTGTTCAGGTTGGTCTGGACACCTGCTCTGGCCGCCGCCTCGGCGTCGAGCTCGGCCTGCGTCGCCACGTCCGCCGCGACTTTCGCCGCCGTCACTGCCCCATCGGCGATCTTCGCCGTCGTCACGGCGGCATCGTCCAAGTTCTCCGTCCGAATCGCCGTTGCAAAGTGGGCAAAGACACGCTCGTCGGTGACGGTGATGACCCCGCCGGTCGTGATTGAGACCTGCGCCAACTTCACATCGTAGGTCGAGCCGGGCGTCTGCATGATCGCGGGCGCCCCTGCCCCTTCCGTGCCGGCGATCCGGGTGATCCTGACTGTCTGCGCCGTCCAGTTTGCCCGAAGCACGATCCGGTCGATCCGTGTGTTGGCAGCTGGCGTCGGGATCGACACGTCAACTGCCGCTTCATTCTCGTAGGGGATACCGTAGACGTAGGCAGCACCAGTCGCGACTGTCACCTTACCCGTGCCAGCCGTCACCGCGAGTTCGCCGTTATAGCCGCGTAGCGGCCCTTCGCTTGCGTAGTTATCGCTCAGGATCGTGCGTCGAAGCCACTGAAAGATCTGGCTCTGCGTGTACGGATTCAGGCCATCGCCCGTCGCCCCAGTGGACCAGAAGATGCTTCCTTCCATGTCACACCCCCACGTAACGCGGCTTGTACTGGATCACGACCCGCGTGCCTGCAGTGATCCCTGTCCCCTTGACGCGCAGGCTATTGACGCCGTCTAGAGGCTCCGGATGCGCCCCGACTCTGAAGGTAGCTAGGTTAGAGTCGGCAGTCAGGTCCTGGATGCGGTTCGCGCCATCACTCTGCCGGATCACGGTCTTGTAGCCGTAGCGACAGTCGATCACGTAGGTCTCGCCGGCTGGGATAGTCACGCCGGTGAAGTCGAGCTTGTCGCCCAGCGTGTTGTTCTGGACGAGCAGTCCTGTCACGGGTCCGTCAATCAAGATGGTCGGGTAGGCGTCCCAAGAGCCAGCGTAAGCGACGACGATGCTCTGGTCGATGGCGCTCGCGCCGACCTGCCAGGGGACGGCGAGAGGCACGTTCATCGCCTGGCCGCCGCCGAGCATGAACACGTGGCTCGCCCCGTCTGGGTCGTACCAGGTCGGGTCGGGAGCGTATAGTTCGATACCGACCCGTTGCCAACCTGGAACCAGTCCGACCTCCGGCGTCATCTCCATTGTGCCGTTCAGGTAGCAGTCGATCTGCCGCACCACCTCGCCACTCGTGACCCTGAGTTTCACCGGCGAGTCGCTGCTACGAAAGATGCTCATCAGCGTGCTACGACGCGCAAACCACGCGTTGTCATCTCCCCCCCGTGCCATCACAGCCAACGCGATCCGCCGAGGCTGCAGCCGGTAGCCGAGATCAGACTCCCCGTGCTGCATCGGCCCCCGCTCACTGATTCGAGTGACAGGCGCCGCCGCGATGCCGTCGATGCCAGTGAGCAGGTAATCCTGATTGTCTGACAGGTTGTACTCGACATCTCGGCTGATAACAGAGAGTGTCCAGGTCATACTACCCCTCGTTGAGCCACTGGCTGCACGACTAATAGCCCCGTCGCCACTGTATAGATATTGTTGCTATCGTAGAGCCGTAGCGCCCACACCAGTGTCGCGGGGCTGCTGACCGCCAGCCCTGCCGTATCTGCCGGCAGGAGTGTCAGCCGTGCCCGACCATTGGCTGTATCAGTGTGCACAATCCCGCTGCCTGTCTCCTTTTCAATGACCGCCTCGGCGTCCCCATAGGACCGTCGCGCTGCCCACCTGAGCGTCAGTCCCGTGAGGTCGACCGGTTGGTTATCGAGCATCACGGTATAATCCACTGTAGTCGTGTCGCCAGCATACGTAGTGATATCGCTCATGATCACACCTCCACAGTGGTCGAGTGCCGCGTTACCTTGACTGTGGCCGAGGGCCTGGGTAGTTGAGTCAGTGTCACTGAGCCATGTGTCTGTTCAATGTGTACTGTAACGCCCTGCAAGTTACGACCCAGGGCCCTAGCAACAAGCTGAGCCACAGTGCTGAGGCTGCTCGTGCTGTTAACGGCTGTCGCCCCGACTCTCAGACAACTGACCACTGCCTGTACGGCTGAGGGGACGGCAATCTGCGCCGCGCCCGTGATCGCCTCGGTAATCAGCTCTCCGACGACACCCAAGCTGGATGCCGTACTGACGCTAGTTGCCCCCAATCGCACGAGCAGGGCCCTTGTGCTGGTGACACTGCTGGCTGCTATCTGCGTTGCCTCGCTGACAACCCGTACCGCCATTGTCGTAACATCACTGACGGCAATTATACCGGCAACACCAGTAGTGAGCCGCAAGCTTACCGCGCTGACAATGGATTGTGTTACCACCGATGCCGTGCCGAATAGCAATTTTCCGGCACTAGCGGACAAGGTTGTGACTGCCCCCAGAGAACTCACAGCCAGCCGGATTGCTAGACCAATGGCAGAAGCGGCCGAGCTAGCAGTTATCATTGCTACGCCATGAACCAAACGAACGCCGCTTGCAGCAGCAGTACTCGATGTGACAAGACTTGCTGCCCCACTGGTTAATCGCGAGCCCACCGCAGCCACACTCGATACGGTTGCCAACTGCGCTGACCCCAGGATAGCTCCAATAAGCGCCCCAGCGGCCGACACCGCCGACGTGGCGCTTAGAGCCGCCGTCCCCAGGGCCGTCCGCAGTCCTGCCGCATCGGTGGTACTCGTTGTCAACAGACTGGTCGCCCCGGTCACCACCGGCGTGTAATTCACCGTCACTCGCACGAAGTCCAAATAGAACGTCACGGCCGTGTTGCTATTGCCACGAGTGGCTCGAACTTGAATTGCCAGGTTGGCATCCAACAGGTCACTACGCGTTAGTCCAGACACGGAATAACTGCGAGTGACCTCAGCTGTCGGCTCCGCGGTGTCGGTGTACTCGGTCCCTTTGGCTACCCCACCGGTATAGAGTTGACTGCCAGCGGTGGCAATGCTGCTCGTGGTCGAGACATAGTAGCCAAACTCAACCGTGACCGAATTGATGATCGACCCGTCAGGGATCATACTGTCGAAGCCGAAGCCGTTCCACTGGCCACTGATTGTACTGTTCTTGGCCGGCGCAGCCGTGACATAGTTATTGTCGTCAGCGTAGGCGTTACCCGGGTTTGTCCAGGCGTTGCCACTGACGTATGACGATGCATACCTAGTTACTGTGGCCATCGTCAGTCAACCGTTATGTCCAAGTCTCCCGCCAAGATTTTGAACTGATCACCGCTGTTGACGGTCTTGCTGGCAGTCAGTGCCCCCCAGGCGAGCAGGTTGCCACCACTTGATGCATCCAGTATCCCCACCGCTACGATGGTCCCCCAGTCAGCGGTAGCCTGCGGAAATGTGATGTCAGCGCTGTTGCTGGTCGCTCCCCCGCTGGCGGCGCTCAACGTCACTGCCTGCCGGGCGTAGGCACCGCCGCTCACCTCGGTGCCACCCCCACTATCAGACGGGCTGACGGTGTACAGTGCCACATACAGCGTCGCCGGTGGCGTGAACGACTGATTCCTCAACATGTGGTCGATGATCTTGTTCTCGTAGTAGTCACTGAAACTGCCCATAGGTCACCCCCTGTCCTGTTACGTCGTCGCTCCTAACAATTGCAATAATCGCAGATCATCCCGCAGTGACCGCTCATCCTGGTAACGATAGCTGGCGTTGATCGTGTAGGTCGGACGGCTAGCCACGGCGGCAGCAATCCGCTCGGCCAGCGCGTCCAGCCTGCTGCCACTGAGCGGTAGGACCACCTCCGGCCCAGCCTCGCCGACGAGTGCCAGCGTCGGACGGGTGATGATGCCGCCAGTAGCCAGTGTCGGGATCGGTGGTATATCTGGAGTACCAATCGTGATCCCTGACCAGCCCAGATGGCCACCACCGATGCGGCCAATCCCCGGCACATCGACGCTCGGTAGAGTGATGTCAAACCCGGGGATTTTGAACTCCAGTCGGTTCCAGGCAGAGATGAGAGAGTTGATACCCCCTATGATGAGGTTGATGACGGTCTTGATCGCACTCCAGATGCCGTTCCATGCGGTCTCCGCCACCGCCTTGATGCCGTCCCATGCGAGAGACAAAGTGGTAGACAGTATGGTCAGAGCAGAGCCGACAATGGTCTGGATGCCATTCCAGGCTGTGTTCAGGATGTCCTGGACGGTCTGCCACGCCCCGGACCAGTCGCCGGTAATGACCTGCATAACCAGCCGAATCAGTCCCAGCACTACCTGTAGGGCAGTGTCGATGATAGCGGTGATCATCGTCCATGCGGCCTGCAGGATGGTCATCACCTGCTGGCCATGGGCCTGCCAGAATGCGGTGATCTGGTTCAGCACAAACTGGATGATGTTCGAGATAAACGTCATCACCGCTTGGGTCGCGGCCTGGATGAGTCCAAAGTTCTGGCTCCACCAGGTAGTGATGACCCCGACTTCCCTCTGGATGAAGGGTGAAATAAATCCAATCACAGCCTGAACGATGTTCTGGATGAACCCAAACACACTGGCCGTGATCTCGCGGATGCCACCGAAGTCGGTTACCCACGCCGCCGTTAGGGCCGCTATCGCCAGGACAACTAGCCCGATGGGTGAGAGGATAAACCCGATAGCCGATGCTATGGCCCCAAATACCAGAATGACCGGGCCAGCTGCCACTAGCACCGCGCCGAACGCCAGAGCTGCGTTGCGGATGTTGGGGTCGAGCTCACTGATCTTGGGCACCAGATCAGCGAGAGTACGCGCCCAACCCTCCAGTGTCGTCAGGAACGGCTCCGCCACGTCCAGCAGAACTGTCTCGACCTGGCTCTTCAACCCTTCCAGTGCCCCGCCCAGCCCCTTCATTCTTGCTCCAGCCAGATCGGCCGCCGCTCCCTGGCGCGTGACGGCATCGAGCATCTGTTTGTGAGCGTCCACGCCTCCCATCAATACGACGTTGGCGGCGCGCACCGCATCCGAGCCGAAGATAGTGGCCAATGCGGCGTTGCGCTGTTCCTGGGAGAGCCCGCCGAGTTTGGTGCTGAACTGCTCGATAATCGAACCGAACGGCAGCATTTTACCCTGGGCGTCGTAGATATTGATGCCCAAACTGGTCATCAGACCGGCCGCCTTATCAGATGGTGCCTGGAGTGAGAGCAACATCTGTTTGAGCGATGTGCCGGCATCACTGCCTTTGATGCCGGCATTCGCCATCTGCCCGATAGACGCAACCAACTCTTCGATCGGGACATTCGAAGACGCAAATACGGCACCTGACATTTGCAGCGAGTCGGCCATATCCGTTACCTCGCCACTGCTGGCATTAGCGGCGGCGGCCAATAGGTCTGCCACCCGCGTCGCCTCAGAGCCCTGCAGATGGAATGCATTGAGCGCATTCGAGGCGATTTCGGCGGCAGAGGCCTCAGAGAGATTGCCAGCAGCGGCCAATTGTAGTACGCCCTTGGCCGCACCCAGAGTATCGTTGACCGATAGGCCCGCTTTAGCCAACTCGGCCATAGCATCCGCAGCATCAGCAGCGCTTGTAGCCGGCAGCGTCATATCGGCACCAAGTGCCTTGGCAGTCGCCGCTACTTGTGCCATCTGTTCATCAGTAGCGCCGCTGACAGCCTGCATCATGTTGAGGGACGATTGATAGTTGATCGCAGTATCCAGAGCAGTCTTAGCGACTCCCACCAGAGGCAGGGTGATACCCGCAGTGAGCAGTCCACCCGTGATCGCTGCGCCCTTGCCAACATTCGCCAGCTTCGCGCTGACCGATCTCAGACCATGCTCGGCACCGCTCGTATCGGCGCCGATCTTGACGATAAGCTCAGCAGCCGTGATCGCCATCACTTACCCCGCTTCAACCTATCTGCCTCCGCCTGACTCTCAGCACTCTCAGCGATGAGCGCCCAGTCCCGCCAGGTCACGGGTCGCTCCGCCAGTTCCCATGGCGACACGCCGAGGTAGCGCGCTGCTCGCAGCAGCAGATACCACTCCGGCGGCTCGCCCATCCGTCCCTCAGTTAGGAGCCAGCGGCGGAGACCCCGCCGCTCGACAGGTTTGGGCGCATATCTTCGGTGATGGTCTGTACCACCTGGTTCAGGAACAGAGTTGGCAAACTACTCAGCACCTTGGCGTTGATTGGTAGCGGCTTACCTGCCTCATCCAGCAGGTCCCACTCGACTAGACAGTCAGTCAGCAGAGCCACCAGAGCAGCCCCACCACGTTGATCATCGGCGTACTGTCGCAGCCGCGCCTCGGTCTCGGCGGTGACCCCGCCAGGCCGATACGTAATCGTGAGATGCTCATCGCCAACTGGCACGGTCACTGTCCGTCTATCTCTCACTAGATGTGTGATCGATACTGGCATACCGCCCCCTACAGCGCGCTGATCGTGTTAGTCAGCTGTACTTGCATCGCTTGCCCACTCGACCAGGAGCTGTCATACGCGACATCGAACGTCCATTCGATGGCGTACACCCCGTCCTCGTCCGAGAACTCCCCGACATCGCTTACCACGCCACAGAGGTCGAGCTGGAACGTGTAGTAGTAGGTGCTGGCGATCAATGGTCCGACGGCCTTCAACCTGATGTAGCGATTGTCGCCCGCCCGCATCGCCGTGAGCAGCCCCATGCCGGTTGCATCCGCCTCGACCAACAGTTTCAGTTGCGCCTTCGGGGCTTGCTCGACATGCGCCGCGAAGCCCGATACCGCGCTATTGAGCGCCCAAAGCGGGCCGAACCGATCCGAGATGTTAAACTCGCCCGACAGTGCTCGCGTGAGCTTTGTCGTACCGATGCCACCACTCGTGCTGTCGAGATAAACGTCCAGCGCCGTCGGCAGGATCGGCTGCACGGCGATGGCCGTGGGGCTGGATGTCATTGTGATACCGTCCTGATATGCCTGACCGAGCATGCTGCCGCTGACCTCGACCTTCTCGCGGTCAAACTTCAACCCGAATTCGGTTACGATCCCGTAGGCAAACTTGCCTGCCCGAACGCTGCTGCCTTGCTCCACCGTGAAGGTTTTGATCGTGTCTTCGGCGCTCTGGGCCGGTGTGAATGTCCACAGGTACGCCGCCGAACTACCCTGTTGTACCGGTGCGGCATAGGTTAGCACGCTCGACAGCAGGTATGCCAAGTGGTTGTAGCAGGCCACGTCGCCGCTGATCTTTGCCTCCACCCATTCCTTGCCCAACGCGGCAATCGTGGCATACTTGGCCCCGAGCGGACGGAAGGTTTTGACATCGGCCTTGATCGCCGGCTCAATCGAGAGTGCCTGTAGGAGCTTGTTGGCAGCCACGCCTGTTCCCGGTGTGGTTTCAACCCCCACCTGGGTAACCTGCGTAATACTGGTCCTCTCAGCCATGATTCATCTCCTAGGTTGGTTGCACCTGGATGCGGTAAAGGCCCCCGAGGTGCGAGTAAACGTCCGATCCACTGTTCTCCACGTAGCTGATTCCCTGCTCTCTGACGCATGAGAGCACACGGCCGTCAACCACGGTCCCGCTCGCGCCCTGAAGCAGGGTATCTATCCGGTCTGCGATTGGCTTGATGGTTCCGAACGAGACCGTAGCCGCTTTCCCGACCACCTTGACCTGGTAAACCTCACTCGCCATGATCCGCGCCGCGCCGACTCCCATCACGTCGTGGCCAGCCTGGCGGGAATAGACTACGAACGGGAAAACCGCTCCCTCCGGTGCTTGGTAGGCATAGATACGACCGCCCACCAGAGTATTGACACCTCCCAACCCCGTATCGCACGACAGCAGCGTATACAGCCACTGCTCGATACGAACTGTCTCGATCATCCCAGGAGCCTCTTCATGGCCGCTTCCAGACTGGGGCGCACGGCTTCAGCGGCCGGTCCCAGGTACGGACGGGCGGCCATCTTACAGGTGCCGAATTCGACATACGGCGCGTACTCGACGTGTGTTCCTACGGTAGCCGTCAGATCGCTTCCCACTATCGCCAGGATACTGTTCTTCAGGTTGCCAGTATCCACAGGCACCACGGCTTTCGCGTTAGCCTCAACGTCGTGCGCGGCTTTGCGGATTGCCACACTCGCCTGCTTCCGCAGTTCTCCCCGCAGTTCTGGCAGCCGGTCGAACACGATCTTGGCGACAACCAGGCTCTTGGCCATCACAGCACCTCAGTACATACCACCCGCCGGGCGATCTCCTCGCTGCGCGCCAGCGCAGCCACCACATCAAATGTCTGGGCCCCCACGACAATCCGGTCAGCCGGCTGCACGTCCGTGAGTGCGGGGATGGTCAGCGTCCAGGTGCTGGTTGCTGTCAGCCGCTCGGCAATCACTCGCTCCTGCGGCGACTGGCCCGAGGGAGCTACCCGGCAGGCCACTGTCGCCACGGTTGCCCAGGACTCAGTGTACCCTCCCGCCCCGTCACCTGTCAGTGTCTTGCGCTGGACTTGTGCCGTGTCGGGCAACGAGTCATTCAGTGTCGAGCGCATGGCGGCAAGCTCAGTAGGCGTTAGCATCCGTCCTCACCATCCCCACCGATACTGGCCGCTGCTGCCGCCGATACTCACGGGCGAGCGCCAACAGTGCTGCCGCCTTTTGCGACCGCTTGAAGCTCTGACCATCAGTGTCGAAGTCGAAACCCAACTTTTCCTTGGCCGCCCATGCCTCGAGCAAATCAGCAGCAGCCCCGTAGACATCATAGGTCTTGCCGACAATCAGAACCGGCGGCATCTGGCTGGTGTCGAAAGCCCAGTGACCGGTGATGCGGTCTGCCGAGGCTGGCACCAGTTGCACGTACGAGGCATCACACAGCGTTTCGTCCGCCTCCCAGTCACCAAGGTCCGCATAGTAATCCAGGTAGTCCACGATACCGTCAGAACGCGGCGAGCCCTCCGCCCGCAAAGGGGCATAGCGCACCACAGTCTGCCGGCGGTCCAGGTAATCCTGGATAGTCTGGTCGTCAAACACCTGGCTTGCGCCGGCGGGGTCGCCGATCAGAGTTCTCATCCTGCTGATCAACTCTGCCATTGTCGCTCGCACCGCCATCCGGCACCTCCAAACCCTGCATCGCGTACCAGGCGGCCACAGCTGAAGAGGTGGCCAGGCGGAAGCCCTGCTGCAGCAGAGCCTCCACCTGGTCGTCATTTACCGAGTGGATCGCACCGCCTGGGTTAACCACGAACGCAGCCATTACGACAGCACCACGCAAGCCTTCTCGTTCCGCAGCACCTGGACGCCGTACAGCACATCCATGGTCACCTGGACGCCCAGGTAGGACGGGTTGTAGGCATAGAGCACGCGGATCACGAGTCCACTCTCGGGATCGCGGATTGTTGCGGCCTGCGCCCCGGTCGAGGTCGGAGGCTCCGGCAGGCCCCGCATCGCGAGAATGAACGCCTCGGGGTGGAACGCCAGATTCTTCGTACTGTTCGGCGTGCCAGTCACCACCGGCACCAGCTGGCTCATCCAGACTGTGAACCCATACAAGTTGCCGATACTGCCATCGGCGATACCCTGCGACCTGGCCATGGCGAAGTAGGTCGCCAGGTTCGTGTCGCCGAGCAAGGCGATCTCGTCCTTGCTGGAGACCACCAAATGCCTGGGCGCAATCGGGCACTTGTTGTCGTTGAGCGTCTTACGGGTAGACCGGATGGTGGCTGCCGTGATGTCCGTGCCTGAGGTGCCCACCGAGGCGGTGATACTGGAATACAGCGCAAACAGGTCGCTCTCGATAGACTCAGCAATGGCTGGTACTGCCGCGTTCAGGTACCGGTCGAGCAAGTCCTGGTTTGCCTGCGCCCGCGCCACGTCCTCGACGATGAAAGAGACCTCCTTGTGCTTGTTGAGCGCCACCTGGACCTCGGCCCCCCCCGACGGGGTCTGCACGGTCACAGCAGAGCCAGCGGCCTTTGGGTTAGCCGTGAACGTGCCGGGGTACGGGATGTGCAGGATGTCGCCAACCTGGAAAGCAGCCACGTCACTGTCCTTGGCGACGAGTCTGGCCAGGACGACATTGGCCCGCAGGACCTCAAGCGCACGGTTCGCCCAGATTTCCGGCACAAAGTACTGGGCCACAGTAGCAGTTATGTTTGCCATTTTCTATCCCTCCGTGATTCTGCCCTCCCGCATCGCCTGCATGATGGCGTCGCGGTGGGCCTTGAAAAAGTTCGGATCGCGCAACTGTGAGCGGGTGAAAACGGTCGGGTTGACCGCCGAACGAGCAGGGTTGGTCGCCGAGACGCCGGCGCCGCCTGCCAGATAGGGCCGCTTGGCGATCAGCTCCCGCAGCGCCCTCTCGACATTCTTCGGCGTGCCGTCCTCCTCGAACTCGATGGCCGCCAGGTCGAGGAGCTTGTAGGCCGCCTCAGGATCTACGATGCCGAGCTTGCTGGCCGTCAGCATCGTCTCATACTTCAGCGTGCGCTCCTGGCGCTCCCGCTCGTACGTCGCCTGCTGCCGCTCCAGCTCGGCCAAGCGCTTCTGGAGTTTCTCCGTCTCGGAGAGCTTGGCCTCCTCGTCAGCCTTTACCTTCGTCTCTAGCTCGCGGAGTCGCCGACGATACTCGGCAGCCTCTGCCTTCAACCGCTGTACGACCGGATTCTTCTCCTCGCCCCCTTGGAGCTCGGGTTCTGGCGGGATTGTCTGCCCGCCGGCATCATCATTGGGCGCCTGGCCCGTGGCATCATCTGCCATTATTCAGCCAACCTCCGTATTGATTCTGGCGGCTCTTCATCAAGCTCGTGGTACAGCCGTGTCAAGGCCCGCGCCGCACGATGCTTCTGTTCCGCAGGCGCATCTACTCCACCTCCAGCGCCGGCCAGACGAGCCGCCGCCGCGTGCACACCGTTGCGGTTCAACGTCCCATCCGGCTCACGCACCGGCAGCTTGTGGTCGGCCTTGTTGTCCGAGTTGGGGTCTATATGGATCAGACATGCTCGCCGCCACTGTTCGGGTGTGTAGTCTGACTGACTGAACTGACTCCACGGTTTGTTCGAAATCGGCATCGCTCCTCCCGAACCAAACAAAAAAGGGCACCCCGCCGGGTTTCCCTCGGCGTGTGCCCTTCATCTCCAGGCATACGAGCTATTCTGTTGGCCGTATTCTACAACAACTCATGCTGTTGCGTCAAGCTCACCTAACGTGGTATCAGGCTACCTCCCTGGCCCGCAGCGCCTCCTCGCGTACCTGGGGGCCCTCATGAAGGAACCACCACCAACGAGTCCGGTCCGTATGCCGTGGGTGTGGCAACATCTGCGCTACGATCTTGTGCTTCTGAGCCAAGAGCATATCAACTTCATTGACCTGAGCGCGCATTGCCGGATCAAGCTTGTCCCAACCATCCTCGATATCGTCGCGGGCTATCAGGATTAGCTGTACAGGCACATCATAGTACTCGTCATCCTCCAAGAGGTTGACGAGGCGCTCGTATTCATCCATCGCTATGGCAAGAAACTCCTGGCTCAAGTTCTCCATGGCTCAAAGCTCCATACTTCACCGTGCTTGATAGCTTCCACCCACCAAACATCGGCCTCCTCAAGATATCGTGCCAGATTACGAGTCTTGAAGAAAGACCAAAACCGCTTCTCCTCCTCATTATACTGCGCAATCCTGCCATTGTCCATACCGACCAAGTACCACATCGGAACCTGGTCCTTGGGCCGGAGAGCCGTGGCGATGCGCAGATCAGTACGCCGAATATGCTCCCCGAAGAATCCCAGATATTCTTCCGGGCTAGATGCGCCCAGCAGTCTACCATGACGCTCATAGTGATACTTGAGCTTCGGCAGCGTGGTAGCAGTCCTCATCTGCGCAAACAGGGCATCTAGTTGGTCGGCAGACATGGCGCGTACTTGCGACAGCCGTACCTCTCTGAGAACAGCCAGCCTGTTGACATCCGCGCCCACTGCCCGCAGCGATGCGCTGAGTTGCCGCCAGCTTTTCGCTTCACTCGTCCCCAGTATCTCGCGCAGACTGCGCGTATACCGCATTGTCCCCCAGCGCGGGTCGCTCTGCTGTCCCACGAAATCCGCAAGCTTCACCTGACCAGCTTTGTACGCTTCGAATGCCGCGTTGCCCAGTATCCGGCGCTGCTGCTCCTCGGGCAGCTTGGCGAAGAGCGATTCGCCTGTTTCGATCTCGGGCTGAGTCTCCGGTACACCCTCAAAGCCGAGCTCGGCCCAGGTCTTGGTTTCTGGCACCATGGCACAGCGCCCACGCGGATGATCATCCAGACGCTCGTCGAGCGTATGCTTGGTGCCGTGCATCGCCCAGCACATGGCACACGTGCGCGCATCGCGTGCCGCATGCCACACCCAGCCCTTGACCACATCACTGTTGGCCAAATAGCTCTGCCGCGTCGCCTCGCGATACGCCCGCAGCATCTCCGTCCGCGCAATCGTCTCCGCTCGTATGCGATTGCCGTTGAGGGTCTCGCGGCAACGTCGGGCGACAACTCGCGGATTCTGTCCCAGCGCCAACCCGCTGACCAACTCGCGGCGGATCGTTTCACTCGCTGCTGGCCCCAGCGCATCGAGCAGATCGCGCAACGGCGAGCCATCCTGCAGTATCCCGACCAGTTGCTCCAACGCCCCCGTTGGCAATCGTGCCCAGGTGACAGTTACACCCGGTGGAGACTTGCCCAGTCCGACCCGTGCCAGCGCCTCAGCATCAGCCTCGGCACGCACTACCAGCTGCCGCTGCTCGGTCTCGATACGCGTTGTTGCCTGCTCGGCAAAATGAGCAAGCTCTTGCTCAACTTGCTTCTGCAGAGATTGCAACCGCTCGCGCTCAAAGAGCCACCATTCCGGCACCTGCTCGCCAGGATGTTCCCGTTGCCACTGTTCGATCTCACTGACCAGGGCTTCCAGCCGCTTGGCGATCCGCCGCTCCGCATCGCGGTAGTAGTTCCGAATCTCGCGGACCGCGACCTGCTCGCGGGCAATCAGTCGCTGTTTGAAGCCGTCAGCGACATCAAAGATGTTACCGGGCATCTAACCGCAACCTGTCAGGGCAAACCACATGGAACGCTGGCGTCAGCACCTTGACGGTGATACGGCCATCCGGACTCACTTGCAGCAGATACCGCCCCGGCCCATGCCGCCGCAGCAGGTTCAGTAGCCACCGCTGTACCTCCGCCTCACGCGCCTCGGTTGTATGCTCGGGCCCCTGCACTTGTGGCAACATCGATCTCCCCGTCTTTCTTCTGCTGCTCCAGGTCCGGATCAAACCCCAAGCGCTGCAATATCGTATCGGCGCTCACACCGAGTTGCTGATCGAGCAGCGCTGCCTGCCGCTCCTGCAGCGGGTCACGCGGCAGCAGTTCCGGCCAGTGCAGTACCGTATGGTTGTCCTCACCAAAACCACCCAAGGCCAGCAGCCGGCGGTTCAACTCCACCAGCAGGTCACCGTAGGTGCGCCGTTTGGTTTCTGTTTTTTCGATCAGCGGCTGGTACAAGATGCTGAGCGCCACGCCGGACAGGGCCCCCGCTCGGTCCAGCTTCCCGGTTGCCACTTCGGGCACGCGCGTCACCTCATGCAGCGCCTCCCGCAGCCGCTCGTAGAGGGCGATGCTGCTGGACAGGTCGCTTACCATCTCCAGATTGCGCAGTTCGGCGTCGGGACTGGGCAGCACAATCGTCTCGTCGACGGCGATGTTGAGCTGATTGGCCGTGAACCCCCTGCCCCAGGTCTTGGGATGCGCGTGATAGCGGATGATGCGAGCCAGATTGGAGAGCACAAAGTTGATCGAATAGTTGAGCTGGAGCACATCGTCCCCCAGGTCGGAGATGCCCCAATACTCGTTCGGCGCCGGCAGGTTCTGGCAGTCCACGACCGGCGGCCAGGGATGGGGCCAAAACGCCTCGCTCGTCGTCGTCCACGCAACGCTGTTGGCCTGGCTAACCTGGTCCGTGATGCGCCAGCCCTGGCCGTCACGCTCGATCAGCTGCCTGATGGCGATGGGTTTGCCTGTCTCGGGATCGATAGCTGGATATTGGATGCGGTAGCTCACCACTCGCTCGATGTCGTCAGGCTCCCAACTGACCGTCACGGTCGAGGGATCGAGCGCCACCAGGCGGGGGTAGGGCTGAGTAGGCACAATCTTGACGAATGCGTGGCCACAGACAGCGCCGTTCAGCGCCAGTTTCTGTAGCGTCGTCATCTTGCGGTTATGCTGCCATACCGCATCCAGCCACTCCTCGGCAGCCGTCTCCTCGGTCTCACTGATCTCGAAACCGACATCCTGCCCGAACAGGAAGCTCACTCCCTTGTCCACCACGACTCGGGCAAAGTTGACCAGCACGTTGTCGTCGGGCTGATTCGGCTTTACCTTGAGCGGCCTGGAGAACCTGCCATAATACGCATCCCAAGCACGCTTGAAGCGAGTGACAGGAGCATTCTCACCCAGCGCCGGCGCCTCCACGATCTGCTGCTCGACCACCTTGGGTTGCCTATTGAATAACGTTGCCAACACGCTCACACCCTCACCCCCAGATACTCGGCGCCCACTGGACCATCGCACGTGGCCCAGCCGCCCACATAGCTAGCGCCAGGCTCATCACACAATCCGTTGTCAGCGCCTTGTCGTCCCACGAATACCCTTGCAGCTCGTCCACCAATTCGCGAATGAACGGGAACCGGACCTCGCGCTTCTCTAGCGCCACCTGCAGGTTGGTCAGGAGATCGAGTTTGCTCCGCTGCGTGAATACATAGCCCTGCGCGACGTCGCGCACCTCATCGAGAACGGCATCACCTACGCCGGTCGCGTCCAGCAGCGTCTGCTGGCAGCCGTAGCGCTGATGGACCTCGCGGATGCGCGCTGCCACCACTGGCCAGGGCTGCCTTTGGAAGCGCTCGAAATACACCAGGCGGTAGGGCTTGACCGTCGCGTCAAGCACGGTGATCACCGTCCAGTCCTCTGCCTTTGCCAGGTCGGCGCCGCAGACGTAGCGGCGGCTGCGGTCGTGATCCACCGGCAGCGTCCAGTCCACCGCCTCATACGCTGCCTGGATATGCGGCCACCCAAACACCGCTGCATCGTCGTCAGCGTAGACTCCCTCCACCTCACGCTGCCAGGCACTCGCTGTCATCCGGTCGCGCAGGCTCTCGATGTACTCGCGGTTCACATTCGGGTTCTCGAACGTCGGACCGGTCTGCGCATAGACCGCCGGATCACCTGCCAGTCCCCGTTGCAGCTCGCGGTAGACCAACCCACGACGCGCGCGCGGCGTCGAGATCAACACGAGTTGGCCGCCGACGTCCGCCAGCGTCATGCGCACAACCTCGTTGATCAGCTTCTCGCTCAGGTAGTCTGCCTCGTCGACGATGCAACGGTGGAACTTGTGACCGCGAAGGTAGATGCCCTCGCGGGCCGCCGTCCTGACCGTGATCTCCGAGCCGTGCTTGAACCTGAGCAACGGGAAGGGCGTCTCACGCACCTTGTCCACCAGCGCCGACAAGAGTGGCTGCCGCTGCACCATCATCAGCGCTACGTCGAACGACAGCCGCGCCTGGTCGAGGGTCACGCTCACAATACCCTGCCGGGTTTTCGGTCGGAAGAGCGCATAGTAGAGCGCCTGTACTGCACAGCTCTCGCTCTTGCCCCAACGTCGACCTGTCACCAGCACTGCCGTTGATCGCTCCGGGGCAGTCAGCCACCGCCGCTGGCCATCATGGGGCTCCCAACCAAGAAACGCCCTGGCAAAGTGCACCACATCAGTCGTTTCCGCTACCGCGCGTTGCCAGCACTCGCTCCAGGAGTTCCGCCATAGTGCTACCAATATCTAGCCCCTGCATCTCCTTGAATATGCCAAGATGTTTGCCAATGTGCACCAGTGCCGCCTGGGCATCGTAAAACTCCACGGTCAATTTGCCGCTTCTGTTGTCCCACTTCGTGCCCTTGATCAAGTGGCCCTTGCCGTCAGCAAGCATTTGCTCCAAGTCCACCGTGCCGTCAGGTCGCAGATAGTCGGCATACTCTGCGCGCGCCTGCTGCGCCAGCCTGACCAGCACCTCATCGGCGCCCATCTTGAGTTCGGCAAGACGGGCCTGGATAGCAGCTTGAATGTCAGCATTTGTCAGCAACCGCTGACCAGCAGAATTGGCCCTGGTCTTGTAACCGGCACGGCGAGCAGCCTCCGCTGCATTCCAGCAACGCAGGTACTCCTCGACAAATACCCGCCGTTTCGTACTCAGACCAGCCACTTACTCACCCCAAAACAAAAAAGCCCGGCAGCCCTCTTTCGAGAGACCGCCGGGCCCCAGCACACGCTCGGCTGACCAGGCCATGCCTGACCGCGTATCAGATTGTGTGTATCATACTACGGCTTGGCGCTGAAGTCAACCCTCTCGCGCTTGTACCACCGCTGCTCCTCGCCACATTGCGGACACTCGACAACGACAAAAGCTGTGTGGTCGCGGATCAGCGACGGCAGCATCGTCGACTCGAACACCAGCCGCAACTTGCCGTCAGCGTCCTGTTCGACCGTCGCCAGCTGCCTGCCGCAACGCTTACAGCACCAGGGTTTCGTCGTCGATTCGTCCATTTGCCAGCCTCGCCTCGCCGTACTGCGCCAGGCCGCGCCTCGCCATGCCTTGCCGCGCCTGGCCTTGCTCCGCCCAACCAAGCCTGCCACGTCCCCAACTGCTATGCCAGCCGGAACAGGCCCCAGCCGAGACCGGCAGATTGGCGACTATCTGGCCTGCCCTCGCCGATCCCAACCTGAGTACCCACACGCACCAGCAGGTTGGTCACGTCCTGCAGGCTGAACTGGTCCTCATCGTAGGTCACCCGCAACGTGCAGGACCAGTCCCGCCACATCGGCCTCACCCGCAGGTCGGCAACCCCGGTAGCATTCCGCACGGCCATCGTCACCGATTCCGGCTGGCCCTCGATCCGCACAAGAGGGATGCCATCTACTGCATCAAAGCCGTCAGCTTCGACGAAGACACTCAACTTCGCCAGCGTCATCTTGAACCCAACCAGCCTACATGCCGAGATGATAGCCTGCCGGAAGGCGCTTGCCGGGATACCATGCCAGCCCTCTGTGCTCACGTGCAGCGCCTGCCGGAAGTCCTCGTCGAAGTCTCGCGCCTCTCGCACCTTCCCCTTTTTGGCCTTTTGCCCGGCGGCCATCTTCTCGACCATCATGTTCATAGCCTTGGCCGAAAAGCGCGCCTGCACGTATGGAGCCGTGCCGACGATCCTGAATTCTGCCGTCGCCATCCTGGGAGCGGAAATCTGTACCGCAGTCTCTTTTCGAGTAGCCATTGCTGCCTCCTCTTTTGGATTTGTATCGCCTTGCCTTGCCCCGCCCTGCCGGGCCTCGCCCCACCAAGCCACGCCTGCCTTGCCATGCTCCGCCTGGCCCCGCCACGCCGAGCCGCGCCGCGCCTTGCCTTGCCGAGCCAGGCCCTGCCCGGCCACGCCCAGCCCCGCCTGCCATGCCCTGCCGGGCCCAGCCTCGCCGGGCCTCGCCCGGCCAGCCATGCTACGCCGCTGGCACCAGCACCTGCTGCCGCGCAGCCTCAATGCTCTGGAACAATGCCGCCAACTCCTCCAGGTCCTCGTAACGACGCTGCCAAGCTTCGAGCTCGCCTAGCGCCCGCTTTAGCACCTGCTTCCTGAGCATCTCGTCCGCCAGCGCGTCTGTTGTCCGCACATACACCTGTCCGACCCCCATCTTCGGAGCACTATCGCTGTCAGGCACCACGGACACGAATGCCCGCACCAGCCTGTCATCACGATTCGGCATCTCAACTACAACCGACCGGATAATGTATCGAGCCTGATGCTCACGGTACTGCTGCGCCGCAATGGCATCATCCCACTCGAATTCATCGTGTAGCGGCGCATCCTCTGGCCGCGATTCCTCCACGACGATGCCCGGCGTCAGAATACCACGGCGCCTTACCATCTCTTCCAACGCCTGGCCAGCGGCATCGGCATCGACAACGTGCACACTACCTGGTTTCCACTTGTACATGGGTATTCTCCAATCTCGCCTCCAATTTCCGTAGCCTCTCGATCCGCACCTTCCGCTCAGCAATCCTCGCCACCGCGGGCGCAATCGCTCGCCGTTCGACGGCGATAGCCTGCTCGTGGCGCGCGAGGCTTGCCACTATGCGCCGTTGGCGGCGACTCTTTGCCGCAAATCCGTCGCGATATGCCATGCTTTGTCTCGCTCCTCCGTCAACCTCTCCTGCAACTCGCTGGTCCTACTCCCCTATCGCCCCTATCGCCCTGAGCGCATCCTCCGGGGAGCGGACGATAACCACCTCGCCACGCCAGGCGCGGATCCACTCGCGTTCATCCTGGGTCAGTTTTCCACAAGGGCTCTTGATCTCCATGAACACGTTGGCGCGCCTGAAGCCTACAACGATATCAGGGCAGCCGCGCCCCACCATATGCAGGGGCTGCACGCTAGCCCCCACTTGCCGGAGGGCCGCCACGATCTCGGCTTGGTTGGCGTCAACTCTCGCGGCTTGCCTCATTGCCCCACCTCGCCCCTACCTGCCGCGCCGCCGGCCTGCAACATCTCCTCTTCGCCCCCCGATAGTGGCGTCACATTGCGCAGCACTCGCTCGGCCTGCTCCGCCAGTGGGCTCAACTCATTCCATGCCGCATCGCTGATGTTTTCCTCAACATCGGCCATGCGCCCTACCAGGTCTCCCAGCGCCGCCTCCAGCTCCGCACTCCGCGCGCGCTCGGCAGCGATGGTTGCCGCCGCATTATCGTGGGCCTGCGTGAGTTGTTCGAGCGCCAACTCGCGCTTCCTTGTCATGTCGGCAAGCTGGCGCTTGAGCTCATCCACATTGCCCGCCGCATCCGCCTCGACGCGGGCGAGTCGCGCCGCCGCCAGGTCAGCGCGCAGCTGCTGGTTTTCGGCTTGCACGCGCATCAGCTCGCCAACCATATTGCTCCACTCGCGTTGCACACGTGCCATCTCGCTCAATCTCGCCCGCAAATCGCCGCAGATGTAGCAATCGGCCCGCCCGCGGTCGGACCAAACACACTCAACGCCGCAAAACTTGCATAGTCGCGCCTTATGCTCGTCCACGCTGCACCTCCAGCCACATCTCGACGTCACGTATCAGCGCATCATGCTCTGCTTCTCGCAACTTGCGCGCCTGGAAACACGCAATCCCGTGCATTAGCCTATAGCTGAGCACAACGTTGGCTGCCAGCAGCACGATCATTGCCCCCAAATAGATTCGCTCCAACAGCGACAAGCTGACTTTCATTCTCCTGCTCCTGCCTCCAACGCCAGGCGCTCCGCAGCGCTGTAGACGTACTCCTCTCCAATCGCAACGCGCCGCAGGCACTTGGGGTGTACTGCCGAAAAACAGGCATAGTCATCAGGGATCATGCCTTGTGGGAACATCCAGCCGTTGACATGCCGCAGGTAGGCGCCTGGCTTGTTGACCCGCTTTCCACAGATCGGACAGACATTCAGCCTGATCTGACTGATCTGAGGACGATAGCCCTCCGCGTGCGGAATGCGCTTTGCGGCCAGACTGCCTCTCATTCCTCCTCCCCCTTCTCCGGCCCCCTGACCGGCCACAGCACCCACAACCGCCTACGATAGATCACACGCCATTTCATGCCGCCACTCCCTGCCCTTGCTGGGCCAACCCTTTGAGCAGCTCCCTCAGCTTTTCCGCATGGGGCTGCAGCCATTGCGCCTTGCACTCGGCATACTCATCCGGGGTCATATCCCCGGGCTCGATGATTGCCGTGGTCCTGCCCATCCTCAGCCGGCACCCTGCGCAGCGAAAGCTATGCAGCGCGTCGAAGAGGCCATTTTCCTTGCGGCCATCGTACTGGTAGGCCTTAACCAGGAGCCTGGCCCACAGATCAACATCCTCGGTCAGGTCAGGGCGAGGATTGATCAGACACTCGATATCAGCTTTCACCAAACACCTCCTGCACCATGCGCTGAATGTCGGCGGGCGGTACCCAGCCGCCGCGGTCGGTCGGATCGTCGGGTTCCAAACGGTTGTCAACGTCGGCAATCTGTGAAGGGAGTGACGGTTGTGACGATTTTTCCGATAACTCGCCTACGCGAGGCGATACAAGCTCCACTTTATCTAAACTCCCGTCACAAACCGTCACACCGTCACCGCCGGGGATCAGCGGGTAGTGGTCGGCCGGAATGGCACCATTACCATCCCGTCCGTCGCCTTTGGCAAGGCGACCGGTTCCAAGGCGGTCATGAAAAGTTTCTCCGGCGGGATGCAGATCTACTGTGGCGGCGGTTTCAAGACCCAGTATGCGTTCGAGGCGCCGCAAGCCGGCCGGTATATGTTGACGGCGCGGGTGGCGACCTTGCAGGAGGGCCAGAAATTCCTTTTCGCGGCCAACAATGCGCCCAAACCGGTCGAAGTCGCCGTGCCCTATACCGTTGGCCTTTGGCAGCAAACCCCGCCGGTGGAGTTGGTTCTGAAGCCG